TAAATCGTATTCAGTTCTATTGGTCGCACCTCCTTATATCCTTTCCGGCACTTCATCCACCCATACGCCATTTACTTTGCGTTGCATTTGGGTGTATGCAAATGAACTGCAACGACATAGTGGATGGAGCGGTTTTAAGGTTCTTCCTATTTCTGCATCCTTTACAGCGAATACCTTTCCGCCCATAGGTTCACATATATCACAAGCGCCAGGCTCGTTCACAAAAACATAATACTCAAACTCGTTCGCCTTATATGCTTCCACTTGCATTTGCGAACCGATTCGTGCGTTCTCCGTCCGCAACAAGCGCATGGTTTCGTATTCGGTTGTTCCCATGCGTTCCATCAATCGGTTACGTTCTTTTCGGTATCCGTCCATAGTCGCATAAATTTTATTGAGTGACTTGAACACTTCTTTTTGCGTGGATTGATACAAGCCAGTGCGCCCCCAAATGCGTTCGCTAAAATTCTTACCGTAAAAGTCTGCATTAACAATTCCCTCGATACGTTTAACTGCACCTTTTGCGGAATTGCCTAAAATACCCGCTTGGCGTTCTAATTCTAGCCTTGCTTCTTCTCGTAACGACTCACTAATTAACTGATAATCCTTGTCGTACATTTGAATGAGTTCCCAATTGACTTCTTCTTTTAGCAATTCCAGTCGGCTAACTTTCATTTTTAGGTTGTACGTTTTCAACCATTCGTTTGTTTCCGGTGAGAAGTCTTTCTCTTTGACCGCTTTCTTGGCTTTGTTAGCAAATTTGGTAACATCCATTTGATCCGCACGTTTCATTGCTTCGGAGCGTGTCAATCCCTCGCTACCTGCATAACGCATATAGAAGCCGTCTATCTGCTCTTGTATCGTTTCGATGTGTTCCTTGTGAATTGCTTCAATCGCGCGCTCACGGTCAAATTCACGCATTGCAAGGTCGTTCATTGCCTTGCGTTCACGTTCATATGCCATTTGCCGTTCTTTCTTGTTCATTCAATCAACCCATTTCGGCTTTTTCTTCGTCCGTCATAAGTGGTTCACGTGCTTCTGTGTCTTCTCGGTCTAGCCTATCTGTTTCCAACTCATTCGTGGTAAAGGTTGCCAAGTCACGCAATGTTTGTTGACTTACTTCGCCGCCTGAATCAATGTACTGTTTCACTTCTGCCCACACGTCTTGTGGTAGGTTTTCGTGGAATACAAATGTTAGTTTAGATGCATCGATTTCAACGTCACTCAAATTCTTGTGTACGTTTTGAATTAAGCGGAATCGTCTGCGCAATGCTTTCTTATAAAAACTAATCTTTGTCGCACGTTTTTGGTCTAGTCCCAACATTTTATATTTCAGTGCGATACCCGATTGCGTGGAATTGAATTTATCGTCTTCTAAGTTTGGCACGTTGGACAAGTTGTAAATATCGTTAACAATACGCTTCTTGTATGCTTCCGTACCCGCTACATCGTACTGTTTATAAATATATCCAGCTGTCAATGATGTTTGCTTTCCGTCCACACCCACACCCGTTTCCAATAGAAGCATGTTCGCACGCTTCATCTTCTCGGCGTCCGTAAGCGTTAAACCACTTGCATTCATATCGCCGTTGATAACTAGCAAAGCATCGTTCAAGTCGCTCATATAGTTAGCCGTGTCGGATTGCGCTGCGTCGTATGCGTCAATTAGTGGTATCTCATTCTCGAAGTCCCCTTGGCGGAATCGGTTACCCCACCATTCCACAACCGGCACATCGTCATAATGATGCTCCTTGCGTTTTTCTTCTTCGATTTTCGGAAGGCTTTGCTCGGTTGGTTTTAGTGCGATGGCTTGTTTGTCTGTGTAGATGGTTACGTACAACTTGCCATTATAAACAGGACAATGTACCGCACCGATTATCTCGTTCGCCACCGTTTCATCTCGGATTACAAACATTTCAGTCGGATCAATGAGAACAATTCGGTCAACCTTATCAGCATCTCGGTAATGCAACTCAAATGCACGCCCAAAACGTGAGGTGTCAAAACCTAACTCATAGTTTAGTGCGTCTAGGTCGTTTTCTTCTATGATGGACTGTATATCTTTCAAGTCGTCCGATTCTGCGCCTTCTGCCAATCCAATCGTTACCGGCTTGCCAAAGATATTCCCTGTGATAAACCCACTGATATACCCACCCCAATTGTGACGGATGCGGTAATCTGATTTTTCTTCTTCTAGTCGTCTGCGCCCGTTTAATACCGTATAGTTATCGCCTTTTGAATAATCGTCCAATATCTCGATGCGTTCTTTTTGGCTGTACATAAAGCGTCGAATCATTTCTTGAAGTGTTTTCTTGCCAACTTCTGTCTCTAACAAATCGCTCATGTTTGAATACGTGAAATGCGTATTGCTATCTTCCTCAAAACGTATCGTGTCATAGCGCTTTGCGTGTTCGCTTACGTCCATATCCCGCTCAAATTGATAGGACTTTGGTATATAAATTCCTTCTGTAAACGCGTCTGGTGCGCTGTGTGTTGTGTCTGTCACGTTTCGTCACTCCAATCGTGGTAAACGGTCAAGTCGACTTTAACGCACGTATAAGTCGTGTTCATTCCATTGTCTAAGTCCACAGCGAATGTCGCATTGTTATCCTTCAAGCTTTCCATACTAGCCTGCAATGTTTCTATAGCTACTTTTAGCAGTTCTAAGTTATGTTTTCTTTCTCTCTCGTCCATGCCGTCCTCCTATCCAAACAAGCGCTTGGCTGTTCGTAGTTTTTGGTTAATGTCTGTTTTCTTCTTGCTAATGTGATAGCGTTCTAAGCTGTAACGAATTGCGTCAATGATATGGTTGTTGTCATCTATCGGTTCGTTCAGCCACTTGCCTTCTTTATCTTGCTTGTATATATACGTATCAAATTCTTCTATTGTTCGCTCGCATGATGGATGGATATAAATTTTGAATTGCTTCATAAAATCTATACCGGCGTTTATACTGCCAGCACCTTTCAAAGAAGCGGTTATGCCCGTCGCTCCCTTGTTTCTTAATTCTGCTATTAATCGTTGTTCCGCGCTATCGGCTGATATAAACGAACCGAGCATATTATTACGTTCAATCATTTTGAATATGTCACTCGTCGTCATACCGTGTTCATAGTGTTCTGCATATATCCACAACTCTTTATTTTCCAAATCAACTGCAAGCCGAGGAAATGTAGTCGGATCGTGCGTGAAACCAAAGTCCAATCCCGCCGTTGTTTCGCCCACTCGTTTTATTGTTTCGTTGATGTCAAAGTCTTGAACGGTATAATTCTCAAATACCAAGCCCTCAACGATTCCCCAATCCCCGTTTGCAACCACTGATGCACGACGTGGGTTCGTTCGCCATAAGTCCTCATAGCGTCGCCTGTCTTGTTCATCTAGCCACTCGTTATCTTTATACGTTGTAGTGTCACTAAAAACGTCATACACCTTTGTTTCTTCGTCAAAAAAAGCACTTTTAAGCCAATGCCGTTCGGACCATGGGTTAAACGTGACTGTTACTTGTTTATAAAAGTCTGGATGCTCAACCGTACCCCGAATAGACTCAACCAATGTGTCAAATTTGTCTTGTGTTTCAATTTGGTATGCTTCCTCGCACCAAAGCCACGAAAGTAGGCCCTTATCAACCGTGATAGATGTGATTTTCAACGGATCATCAAGCCCACGGAACAATATCTTTTGCCCTGTCGATTTGACCGTTATTTCTGGTAGGCTTTCATTAAACTTAAATAAGTGGGAAACGCCTAATCGGTTCGCAGCCCACTTCATATCTGTATAGGTTGATTGTTTGTTTGTGTTTGAATATCGCCGTATAACAAGCAAGTTCGCCCATTCGTGTTTCAGAATATCATGAACGAATATAAGCGCCGTATTCTTTGATTTCTTGCTACCCCGTCCGCCCTTTACCACACGATAAAAGTTTTTTGAGTGGAAGTAACGGTTGTACCCCTTACCCAGCGCCTTACTCATAGATACCTTTACTTTAGTCATCGTCATCAAGTGGCACATCGTCCACAAATACCACTGTTCCGGATAAGTTTACGTCTTGTTTGTCCGTAAATAGAGCTAAATTCTTGCCTAGTAATTCTAATGCTTTCAATCTGTCCTCGTGCTTCGCTGTGTTCTCATACTCCATATCTAAAACAAGCTCATTGTTCAATCGGTCAAATTGCTTGCTCACGCCTTTTTGCGGTTTAGCAAACCCAATAGCTATGAGTTCATCCAAAACATCCTGTGCGGTCAAATTTGAAGCGTTAAGTCGCTCTCTAGTCTTATCTGCTATATATTCTGAAATGTTACGTTTTGCACGCCATTCAGCCCCTCTTGCTCTAGCGTTTCCATCACTTGAGTTAGGTTGCATTCTCTTATATGCTTGCGTTGCGTTTCTGCCGTTACTGATGTACTCATCAGCAAAGCGCTGTTCCTTTGCATTTAATTTGTATTCATCCTTTGCCAACTTTCCACCACCTTTCTATTTATACGTAATAAACTGCTGTCGGTTCATACTCGTCATACACCACTAAAAAAAGCCCCCGGTAAGGAGCTTTCGCCTGTTTAAACATATTCCCACTTGAATCCTTCATAACTTTTTCTAATGCCCATGCACACGCCCGCTATCATTGTACTCGACGTTTTACCTAAGTGTTTCCTAGCTTCGGTCATAGACTTGAATTCTCTTATCTCATTCCCTTGCATGTCTAACTGCCTGACTTTCTTAGTCCTTACCGCTATTGAAATCGCTCTAGCTTCTGCGATTTGTTTCATATCTGTTTTAGCTAAACCTGTATCGTGAGCGTGTTGAACATTTTCTTTATGCGTACACCATTCTAAGTTATCTATGGTGTTGTTAAGCTTGTCTCCGTCTATGTGGTTAATCAACGGTTTACCTTCGACAGCTTCTATAAAAGCTTTAGCAACCATTCTGTGTATCTTTCTATGTTTACTATAACCGCTTTTCCTTAGGTGAACAGTTGCGTATCCGGCTTTGGATATTTTTATTTTCATTATTCTTTCTTGTTTAATAGTTCCGTTCCTAGGCAAACTCTTAACTCTGCCTATGTTCGAGACTTTATAATACCCTTCGTAACCTATTGCGTCTTTCCATACTTCGTCCTGTGTGCTATACTT